ATAATAGGAAAATAAAAACATGGCTACATTAACACGTCCACAATTAGTTCTTGATACTATCCAACACGATGGTCAAGACCTTACTCATACAACTCTACAAGTAGTTAAAACTGCTACTATGACTTACGGTACTATCCTTAAAGCTGACTTCACAGAGGCTACTGCTACTGAGCTTGCCGAAGGTACATGGGATGCTCCTTATGTAATTGATGATTACCGCTTACTAGATTCAACTGTAGCTACAAATGATGAGTTAACTATTCGTGCTCTATCACAACCACAGTTTACAGTTCTACGTGAGTCACAACTTAAACTTGGCGGTACTGCACTTGATGCGGGTGAACTAGCTCTATACAAAGCTGGTGCTAAACCAATTGACACACAAGCTTAATATAATAATTATAACATAAGGTAATATATAAATGACAATTCAACATAAAGATGATCAATTCCTAGAGAACTTCTCTGCAATCCAAGATTTAATTCCTCGTGAGATGAATGTATTACAAAAAATGGGTTTGTTTGACGATGTAGTGTTCGGTACTAACGACTTCGCTAAGTTTGAACGTCGTGTTACAGGTGCAGATGACATGTATTCTGTTGCGCGCGGTGCTGACCGACAGGTAGCTGGTGATGACGAAGCTCAAACATTTACAATGGAAGTTCCTTACTTCACATTAGATAAATCAGCACGTCCCTCTGAAGTACAAAACTTACGCGAGTTTGCAACTTCTGCTGAACCACTCACTGTTGCTAAAAAACTAACTCAACATGTTAAACGTATCAATACAAGCCACACACGTCTTGATAAGAAAGTTATGTACACAGCACTTAAAGGCTCTACTTACGCTATTGATAAAGATGGCAATCCTCGTGCTAACTTAACTAAGACTTTCCAATCAATGTTTGAGATCCCGAACGCTGAAATGTTTAACGGTGCGTTGGGTGGTGTTAAAGCGTATGATTTAACTGATCAAGCATTAAACCCCTTTGACGAGTTCAACACTTTCCGTCAACACGTTATTGCCAAAGCTAAAGATGGCGCGGCAGGTGGTGATGAGTACGAGCTTGTTATGATTGTAGGTTCTGCTGCATTCAATGCTATTAAAAATCATACAGATGTTACAGATGCTTTTGCTAACTATACAGACGGAGTTTCATTACGTAAACGTCTAGGTGGTCTTAAAAACAACCGTATATTTTCTTTTGACGGGTTGGTCATTATGGAAGACTTAAGTGGTGAAATCGGCACTAATGATGGTTACATCTTCCCTATTGAACTGGTTGATTTTAAACTACAATATAGTCCAGCTGACTTAAATGGTTATGAAAACACTGTAGCTGAAATGAGTTACTTGTTTCTTGATGAGGGTCGTCGTAAATCTACTATAGAATCTGAAACTTCTTTCGTAGCTTGTAACACGCGCCCTGAGTTGGTGGGTGTGTACAACTTCACAACAGCTTAAACTGAAGATACATTTTTATATTAAAGGAGAGCCTACGGGTTCTCCTTTTTATTTGCCTAAAGAAAAATTACATGATACTATTAATTTATGTTTAATTAATTTTAGGAGAGGTTAGATGGATTTACCGACAAACATGTTGGAGGGGTTAGAAAAGACACCAGTAGATAGTAGAAGTACTCTGGCTATTGGAGAGGTAAATTATAAGTTAACTTTCTTAGGTAGGTTTATCTACAAAGGTATCAAGTATTATGTACACTCTTGTAGTTGTGGTATGTGGTTGAAATTACTTAATAAACCAAGTCTAGTAAAGTTAGGTACTTATACTAGATGTAACGAGTGTAAGAAAGAGTTCTACAGAGAAATTAAGTATAAAGAGTGTAGGGATTTAATCTTAACAGGGTTCGAGACTCCCTCGGGAGGTATTCTTACATTAGAATCTATACCTGAAAAACCATTAAAGAAAAACAAGTACGTTCTGAACTGTAGTGTTTGCAGTCTAGATAAAGAGTTGTGGCCTAGCGGGTCAATTGTAAGTACCGTGAGTCAGTTAACAAGAAACGTTATACCTTGTGGTTGCTCAGACAGTGTTAAGTGGACAAGAGAACAACACGAAGTTCGAATAAAAAGAAAATGTTCTAATGTAGGTTTTAGTTTCTTAGGTTTCACTGGTAAGTGGAAAGGTAATTGCACTAAAATAAAACTTTACAATTCAGTTACAGACAATACTTGGTCATCTTGTACTATTGCAAACTTTTATAGAGGTAAAGGTGATCCTAGTATAGGTTGTTATAATGAAAACCTAAAAGGTTACTACTATATTTCTATATGGAATAACTTTATTAAATGTGGTATCACAAATAAACAACCAAAAACACGATTACAGGATCAAGCTAGTAGGTCTAAACTAAAAGGTGTCTTGCATTTTGTTTATGAAAATGATGATGGTGGTTTCATACGTAAACTAGAGGCTTCTGTTCTTCGAGCTTTCCATCACGAAATTGTAACTAAAGATGTATTCCCTGATGGATACACTGAAACTTTCCATAAATATGATTTAGAAAACATAATACAACATGCCAATGCTTATTGTAGTTCTAAATTATAAATGTTATAATCTAATTACACAACAAGGAGAAATAAATGTCAAACAAATTACTAAATTTCAAAGGTCACGAGTGTTTTTATAAATACTTGAACGGTTTCTTACCTGCTTTCGATATTAGAAACAGCGTAGCCAGAGGTCGTTTTACTTTTATATATAATGGTGAAGTTAAACCTTACCGTAACTTATACCAGTTTCTAGGTGAGATTAATGTTTTACTTGAAGCTGACCTGTTCTGTATTAAGAAGAGCCGTATCACTTCTCGTACACGTTATAAGATTTTTGTAGATAGTGAAGTTGAAGCTAAGTTAAATAGCGAAGAGTCTGATGCAGAGGTGGTTGTTGAGAAGCCTCTTATCGAAGGTACAGGAGAAGCTGTAATGGCATCTCACTATGCCCCAGTTATTACTCAAGAAGATACTACTGTAGAAGATCAAGAAGCTGAGTTTGCAGTTGATTGGGCTTGGGTTGAATCTTTAGAAGACACACCAGAGAATAAACTTGCTTTGGATGAATACGCTGAGAAGAATTCAGATGTGAAATTAAAGCGCAACATGAAATTGGTCAATATGGTTCGTGCTTATAAGAAAGCATTATCATAGAAATAGTTATAAACCCTTATCATTAATTTGGTAAGGGTTTTTCCGTTTTTGATTACTCTTTAATCTTTAGATCCTCATGTAAATCTAACCCTTTTGCTCTACAATAAGCATATAAGTAACTGTAAGCCATCAACCTATTACTCTTATCAATCTCCCAAGAACGCATGGCATCGCCTAGAATCCCTGCTTCTGTTAAACTAACAGTTCTCCATGTGAAATCCTCAGCCTCTGCTTCTGTAATACACACAAGAGATGACCTAGTAGGGTAGCTTGCTTTCTTATGTTCTATGAGCTTATAGCTTGATACAGAGCCTTCTACGTCTACAATTTCCATCAAAGTTAGTACAGGGAAAGTGAAAGTACCTTTGCTTATCTCAACACTACCTATAGTGTTAAATTCCCACTGATCAAGATTTATTCTCATTTTTTCTTGTCCTTATGATATTGTTTTTTCTTTCTACATTTATTACTACAAGTTTTGGCATCTGATCTACCATAAAACTCTTCTTCACAAACCTCACAAACAGTAGGTTTAGGTGGTACTTTATTTGACATGGAAATCTCCTTACCGCAAGACACACTCACAATTAAGTGTGCCATAGTATCTTACACTATAACATGTTATAATTATCTTATCAAGTACAATAAACAAATAAGGAATAAAGATGGACAATATTTCGGTGATCGAATATATACGTTTTTGGTTGGGAAACCTACCAGAGAGTGTGATCTCAGATGAAGATATGGGTAAAATTATTGATTTGGTAAGGGCACAGTACCCTTCTATTTCGGACTGCGAGCTTTTATACAGATCAACAGTAGCTGTCCTTGAGTGGCTTATTAGACAAGATTCACAAGGGTCTAGTGGTACTGTTGGTTCTGGAGAGGTTAAAAAACGTACAGAGGAGCGTGGTAGAACTAAAATTTCTCAGGAATGGGACGTCGGTACTTCTGGTGGCACAACAGGTTCATGGGATTCAATATTAGAAGATTTACTAGCCAACCCTGATTCTATAGGTTGTAGTGTTTTTGTGGATAACGCTACTTCAAATACAGGAAGTGTAATCATCGGTGTAACTAAAGACCGCTTCGATACAGCATCACCTTGGAGACAGAATTTACTTTCTCCTAAAAAGAAATCTTGGTACGATTAATCACTAAACCCTTATCATTAATTTGGTAAGGGTTTTTCCTTTTTACGGTGATACAAAGTATAATGGCATAGCCACAATTGTTTTATTTTACCCTTATATCACTTAATTATAGAACGTGCAAGTTATTTATGGTAAAATATACATATATAAACAATAAACAAGGGAAACATCATGCCAGATATTAATTCTACAACAGATGATTGGGTTTCAGTTAATACTCTTTCAGGTATTGCTGCAGGTACACGTATTAAGATTCAAAATAAGACCACTAAGTATATGTTACTTTTAGAAGGTGCAAGTAAACCTGATATTACAGATTTCTCTGGTGAGCTTATTACTAATTTACATTTACATGAAGCTAGTAAGATTGTCACTGAGGGAAGTCCTGAAGTGTGGGTACGTAACAAGAAAGAAGGAGAGGGTAAGATTACACTATTCGTACAGGAATGGGAGGTGTAGTTTATGACTATACTTAACCCTTGGGAATGGTGGGCTTATTACGGGGGTGGTAAATGTAATATCTACGTATTCAGCGATACCAACCCTGATAAGCTTACTCTTGGTTCTGCATTTACAGGCAACTTAAAAGTACAGATTGCTAGTGATAGCGAGACAGGCATTCACTCTGATATTGTTGCAGGTAGGCAGAGTGATTTTGTAGCCTCTACTGATGTGGTTAATGACCCACAATGGGTACAGTATGAGATAGAAGCGACAGCAATAACTTACTTAGCAGATGAAACATATAACGGTCGTGTTGCTTATGCTAAAGACGATACATGGTATTACCTGAATATGGGTAACAGTGTTATAAACGGTGATGGAGACATCATCGAAAACGAACAGGAGGACTCACACGTTAAGGGCGTGTGTGTTCCTGCTTGGTTCGCGGGGTTAATTGCAACAACACAATTAAACACAACAACAGAGATGGGGGATTTTAACTAATGGAAACAATACCAGATAACGGTCTGTGGGGTGATATTTCTACGGACATTAATGCTAATTTTACAGAGGTTGATACTAAGGTAGCTAACGCTAAATCTGCTGTATTGCAGGTATTTTACACTGGCAATACTTTAAGTAACTTCTCTAACGGTGATTTTCAGAGAGTTGATTTGTCACAGGGGGCGTCAATCAACCCTGTAATATCATCGTTTACAGCTGCACAGCCTAACCGAGATATCAACGACGCGATAGACAGTGTAAACAACAGGATATTGTATAACCCTGCTCCATTGACAGCGCTGACAATTCGTGTGATTTACGATTTCACAAGCAAAGAAGATAATAAAGATTACGTTATGGTGTGGAGGGTCAAATACCCAGATGGTTCAGTGCCATTCTTTCGAGAGAATGTTGATGTGTTCACGAAAAAGAAAGATACGGCAGAGTATGACATCCCACTTGTTATCCATACCGTGTCCAGTGTTGATAATGTGCTACATGGGCTTGAGCTGTGGGTGGCTATCCAAAAGAAAGACGAGACTGATGCTGGTGACTCAACGACAACAGTTTTATCTTTAAAGTCGCTAACTTTATACAACGACGCTACAGCAGTATAATTGAGGATAAACAATGGCACTAATAATTGAAGATAGCACAGGCGTAGAAGTATAACAGGTGGCGGTCAATGCGCCTTTGTTAAGCCAATGGTAGCAACAACGCAGGGCACTATTAGTGGCGCTTCGTTCTCGTTTCAAGAGACTGTAAGTAAGAAGATTGAGCCTTAGGCGGTTTTTTAATGCACTCCCAAAGGTGCTATAATCATATTTTTGAGGGTGCATTATGCAAGAAATACCATTAAGTATATTTAAGGGGCAGCACGGTGATGCAAAGGTTGATTACCGTGACAGCCTACCTGTTAATATGTATCACGTTTCCATGCCAGTAAAAGGCTCTGCGGGCTATTTGCGCTCACAATGGGGCTTGTCTAAGCTAGGGGAAAGTAACGGCATTGACCAAGGCGGTATATGGTCAACCGTATTTAAAGAGCACTTTCGCGTTGCTGGTGGCGAGCTAATTAAGGTTAGTTCGGCGGGTGATGTGACTGTTTTGGGTCAAATCGACTACACAGGGCAATGCACACTAAATCAGACAGAGCGAAACATAGCAATAACAACAAATGCTGGTTGTTGGCTATACAATGACTCTGATGGGTTGCGCAAGATTGGCGATGTTGATTTGGGTGCGGTTTTTGATACCGTGTATATTAATCAACGCCTAATCCACACCGATGGCGAATACATTATAGTTTCTGACCCCGGTGAAGATGAAGTTTATAACGCACTTAAATACGGCACGGCAGAAATTGACCCCGATGGCATTGTCGGCCTTGCTAGTATATCCAACAGGCTTTTAGCAATAGGCGAGCGAACAGTTGAGTGGTTTGCAGACCAACCGCAGGACGGCGACACGTTCCCTTATGTTAGGATTGAATCACAACTAATTGAGTCTGGCTGCTCAGGCACTCATGCAAAAGTTATGATGAACGATTCAAAGGGCTTTAAAACGCTTTACATGCTGGGCGGTGGCAAGAATGACCCCGTAGCGGTGCGCAGCATCGGTGCTGGTAACGCCCCAAAGGTGTCAACAAAAGAGATTGACACTATATTGCAGCAGTACACAGGCGATCAACTTGCAGGTGCAATAATGGAGAATCGCACCACAGAGGCCAATAACTTTGTGATTGTTCACTTGCCAAGCCACACACTAGCGCTTGATGTTACCGCATCCTCTCAAGTTGGCGAATTAGCCTGGACTATTCAGGAGTCAGCTACTGGCGGCGCTACAAGGTGGGTAAACGGAGTGTTTGACCCACGACTACCCGCTTTTGTGTATGGAGATAAAACAAACGGGTTTATAGGTAAGCTGGAAAAAGAAATAAACACACAATACGGTGAAGTGGTGAGCGAGCAATTTCAAACTCCGATATTGCCGCTAGCAGGCCGAACCGTTGCTTCATTAAAGCTTGAGCTTTTACCCGGCAGAAACGAACCAGGCACAACCCCAGTTTTATTCTTATCTTCCACAACCAACGGATTAATCTATAGTGATGAATATTTGGTTAGCAGGGGCGAGCAAGGCATGTATGAGCACAACATAGAAGTTAGGGTTAACGACTACATGCGCAGACCTGTCTCATACAGATTCAGAAGCGAGAGCGCGCAGCCACTAAATGCATCCTCTCTCACTGCGGAGGTTCTTTAATGCCAACGGTAAAGTTTGAGTACGAGTTTTGGAATGTTGCACAGTTACAGGCTGTAGGACTTACGCCAGAGTTTGCATCGTCATTTAATTACTTTGTTCGCGATGTATCAAAGATAAACACCAACACCGAGAGCTTAGAGGAAAGGATTGAAGCTAACGAGGGTGCGATAGTTGAGATAAATGATGATCTCGACAATCTAACGGCACGAGTTGTTGTGAATGAGAGTAATATCTCAACGCTACAGTTGGAAATGGATGTTGTTCAGATAGTATCAACAAACAATGCAAATAGGCTTGATGTTTTAGAGCCCCGAGTGTCTCAAAACGAATGGGACATACTAAATAATTTTGATTATCTAAATGGAGTGGCAAAGCCCGAGGCTTACAGTTCGTCTTTAGCGTACTCGAAAAAAGACGTTATAACGAATGGCAACACGGAAGAAGTATGCGTAACAGATAATGTAGCTGGGCCAAAAAACCCTGATGACTGGCGCAAAATAGGGGTTGCTGATAACGCAGGATACATCCTTGATATCATTCAAACCCTAATTGACGACTACCAATACGTTGCTTATGGTGGGCTGTACATTGACACGCCACCAATTGCCTTTGCTGATATAGACGCCACGTGGGAAGATTTGACGGTGTTTGACACAGTGTCGTTCACAACACCAAAACACATAACTCAAAACCTAACAAACAACTCATTATCTATCGGCAAGGTCGGGGTTTATGAGTTTACACTAAACCTCGTTTTCTCTCATGACGAGGACAACGCAGGCAGGACGACATATATAAGGCTTTACAACCTAACTGACGCCGCTGCAACTTCGGTTCTAATACCTGTCTTTATAGCGAGAAATCAACCCGGCACTAACTTTAGCTACTCTTTCCCGTTTGAGCTGACGGACACGCTAGACGAGAACAAAGAGTTAATATTGCAAATTGGTGGTGGTGATGATGTTGCGTCTGTCTCATTTGATACCGCCGAATATTATATAAAATCAATCGGTGAATTTAGAGGTGAAATACTGTGATACAATTAACTAATACACAAAGGGGTAATTTATGAGCTGGTTTCAGGATACGTGGGACAACATAAGAGGCAAGACGGCAGCAAACAAAGCCGCTAGCAGAGCGCAAGCTGGAGCAGATGCAAACATCGCGCTGCAAGAGGATGCGCTTCAATACATGAAAGACGCAAGCTCTGGCTTAATTGGTTTGCGTGATGCTTCATTGGGTCAAATGGGCGGGCTACTGGGCCTTGGCGGTTACGACCAACAACAAGCCATGCAGCAATTGCAAACAAACCCACTCTATCAGGCTGGATTGTCAAACATCGACCAACAACAGCAAAACGCGATAGGCACAATGGGTGCTCAAGCGGCGGCAACTGGCGGATTACGTGGTGGGAATTATCAGCGTGCACTAATGGAGTCTTCATTTGATGCGGATAGGGCAAAGCAAAATCTACTAGGTAATGTTTACGGGCAGCAGGTCGGCGCTCTTGGTAATATTGCAGGTATGAATACTGGTCAAGGTGCAATTGCAGGCCAAATGAGCAATATCGGTAACATTACAGGGCAAGGTATTATCGGTGCAGAGCAAACACGACAAGCGGGCAGGCAGGCGGGTATGAGTAACCTGCTTGGTTTTGGCGGTCTTGGTCTTGGTGTTGCTGGTCTTTTTTAATATATAGGTGAAAACAATGGCAAATCCATACTTTATACCATCAGCAGACTACGGCAGCGGATTGTCGGCATTGGGTCAGCAAATCGGACAGCTTGGGCAACAACGCAAGCGAGAGCAGGCATTTGAGCAGCAGCAGCAACAAGCGCAAGAGCAACAGCAAGCGCAGGAGTTAGCGCAACAGGAGACCATGCAAAAGGCGCGTGATTTATTCGCTAGTAACGCATCACCCCAAGAAATTGCATTGTTTTCACTTGAAAACCCAGAGGTCGGCAAGAATTTAATGGCTGGTATGCAGATTCGCGATGAAGCAAGCAAAGCAAACCTAATGGATACCTATCAAAAAATAGTTTCTGGTGGCGATGTTGAGCAGGCTTTAACAAGTCGCGTTAATTACCTGAATCAACAAGGCGCTGATAGCCAAGATACTATTGACGAGCTTGAGCAATACCAAGCAGACCCAGAGGGCTACATTGAGCAGAAAAAACAGCAATACATGCTACTTGATAAAGATTATGCAGATCGCGTTTTGAAGGGTGAGCCTGAGGCAATGACAGAGTATCAATCTGCCATGGTAGCCAACAAGCAAGAGGAAAACAGATTGCGCAAGATTGAGTCCGAAATCAAGCGCGAGCAATTAAAACTCGAAAACGAAACTGACGAGCTTAAAAAGCAGGAGCTTGAAGCAAAAATAAAAGTGAAGCAAGACGCCGTTGAAAAAGTAAAGATTGAAGCCACTCAAAAGGCAGAGGATGCGATAGGCACTAACACCGCATCAATTGACACTCTTGATAGATTGATCAACCACCCAGGGCTTGAGTCTGCATCTGGCTTTCAAGCAAACTTCCCTACACTATCAGGCACAGATGCCTCTGATTTTGAACAGACACTAGAAACCTTTCAAAGCCAAGCGTTTTTAAATGCTGTTAAGCAAATGAAGGGAATGGGTGCGCTCTCTGAAAATGAAGGCAAAAAGCTAGCTGGTTCCATAGGGTCACTGTCAACCGATATGAGCGATAAAGCGCTTAAGTCTGAGTTAATGCGAATCAAAGAGGTTTTGCAAATAGCTCAGGTTAAGATGCAAAATAGAGCTGGAATAACCGCAAGCGAGCAGAGTGAAACGGGCACAGACACAGCAGACCAGCAGTCGATATCAGATGGCACTGTTATTAGAAACCCATCAACAGGCGAAACCCTAATCATGCAGAGTGGTGAGTGGGTGGCTCAGCCATCGACAACACAAGACCAAAAAAGACGCTCGTCGAGAGGTGTTAGATAATGGCAAATCTACCAGAAGGGTTTGAAATAATAAGTCAGCCGCAGGCAACAGGACTACCAGAAGGGTTTGAAGTTGTCAGTGAAGACGACAGAAGCTTTACCGATCAGCTTGGCGGTGCGCTAGATGTAGCCGCAACAATGGGTAGCAGCTTGATAGCGGAGCCTATTTCTGGTCTAGCTGGAATTGCTGGTGCTATATTGCCTGGCGATCAAGGTCAGGGCGCAGAGTGGGTGGAGAAAACGCAGCAGGCACTGACTAGAACTCCATCATCGGAGGCGGGAAAAGAATACTTGCAAGATGTAGGTAAGGCACTAGAGCCAGTTGCAGAGGGCTTGTCTACGGCTGAAAGGTTTCTAGGCGAGGCAACACTAGAAGCGACAGGCAGCCCAGAGCTTGCCGCAATAGCCCACACATTGCCAACGGCAGCACTTGAAGCACTTGGCGTGGTTGGTGCTGTAAAGGCAGGAAAGCCCGCTATGAAAGCATCCAGAAGAGCAGCGGAAACAGCGGCAGAAACAGCAACTAAAACCGCTAAGTCTTTTGAGTCTAAAGCGGATCAATTGTTTAAGTACCAATCCCCATACAAAAAAGCACTTGCAGATAAAATAAAAGCAGGCTCAACAGATGACGAGTTAG